CTTTAGGTTATCTGCAAGACCAACTTTCGGAATGCAGCACACGGGATCTGGTTTCAATTTTTAATGCGGCTGTAAAAACCCATAGGGATATAATTTCCGACATTGTTACACTAACACAAACTGAAGAAAAGAATGAAGCTGAATTAGCAAAAGAATATGACGGGAAAGTAGGTGAGCTATTGAAAAAACTAGGAAGCGGATAATCCTAAACCATGAATGAATGTCCCACTATTACTCATGCTAGTCAGTTAGAAGAAAGATCATCTTGGCGTAAATACCAAAGAGGTATTAGGGAACTTGAATTGCTTGAGGCCCCCAAGTCAGTTGTACTTAACTATAAGTATCAAGCGGCAAGAACTTGTTTCTTAGCATTTTGTGATCTTATGAAAATGGGTGATTTGCAAGTGTCAGCATTTCACGAGGTTATTGGTTCTGCATTTGAGGATCTAGCCACCCGAAAATACAGACGTCTTATTGTTTCCTGTCCCCCCCGGTCAGGGAAATCCATGATGGCAACTATGTTCTTATCTTGGCTTCTAGGTAGAGACCAAAGAACGCAGCATATCATTGCCTCATATGGGGCATCTCTCTCTGGAAAATTCCATAGGGAGGCTGTTGTTATGCTAAAAAGCCCTATATTTAAACGGATTTTTCCTGAGTGGAAGGGATTTTTTCCGGACTCGAAATATGATATGGTTGGTGGGGGTTATATTTTGGCTACATCCATCGGAGGCGTTCTAACTGGATATACATCAGGAACTACTGATATGGACTCCCCAGGAGTAGGGGCTGCCATAATAGATGACCCCTTGAAATCTTCGGACTCTAAAGTAGCTTTGGATAACTTAGATTCTTGGTGGGGTGAGCAGATGAGTACCCGTAGGACAAATCATTATTGCCAGATGGTCATAGCCACAAGATTCCATGAGAAAGACTTACACGGGATTCTTATGGAGGGAGACGGTTTATACCACCCAGAAGAAAACCCATTCGGCTGGCGTTGGATTAACATCCCGGGACTTTGTGAAGACCCTTCTTCAGACGTCCTTGGGAGAGATCTAAATGAGTCTCATTGGCCAAATAATCCGGCATTCTCAGTGCCTATGCTAGAATCCCAGAAAAAGATAATGGGATCATTTAAATTTTCGGCTCTCTATCAGGGAGTTCCAATTGCTGCAGAAGGGCAAATTGTTAGGAATGGGTGGATTCAAACAATTGATGAGAAGGAATGCCCTGAGTTTAGCGTGACATGGATTGCTGTTGACTGCGCATTTTCCGAAAGAGACATGGCAGACGAGACAGCGATTTGTGTGGCATCCATCTCTAAACAGGATCCCACAAAGATATACATTCGGGAAATCATCAAAGATCGAATGGGGTTCCCTGACATGATTGAAGCAGTAAAACAGGCGTACAAGTTTTACAATGCCAAGGTTTTATGCATTGAAAAAGCAGCATCGGGTCAGTCTCTCATTCAGGTATTGCGCAAAGAAGCAAAGATACCAATTGAAGAAATGCGTCCATTGAAGTCTAAGACAACTCGACTTCAAGCGGTGTGCCCATTGATGGAGTCAATGAGAGTGTTCCTTGTAGAGGGCTATTGGACAAATGAGTTTGTGAAAGAGTTAACTTCCTTTCCATTTTGTCGCCATGACGATTCTACAGATTCCTTTACTTGGGCGCTCACTTATTATCTCATGAAAATGGACGTCGTTGATCGTGGAATGCAAGAAGCGATTATTATGAATAAGAGGTTTAAGGGTGAGTTGTTAAGGGAAGGGATTCGTGAATCCAGTGTGTTTCAACAATTAGGTAAGTCGCGTAATAGGTTTTTCGGGGACGATTTACAAATTAACTCCCCTGATTATGATAGTAATGATAACAACTCCCCAGATCCTCGATCACCCTTTGTTAGAGGAAGACGAGGGACTGGTAGAGGAGATTTGCGATACGACTAGGTGAGTAGCGACCACCTTAATAAAAGTTGCTGTTGTCTATAATAGATTGTCATGGCCACTAAAAAGATTGATACAGTTCCTGAGATTATGAACCAGGAACACGGCACCACGGTGCTAATAACAGACAGGGCAGCGGACAAGTTTCTTGCAAAAGCTGCAAAAGAGAACACAAATCAAAAGAAGTTTACCGAGTTCTGCGGTGGCAAGGGTGGATGGTCGGACTATACTGAGCGCTGGCACTAACGGGGTAAAACTAGTCAAACTGAGACAGACCCCAATGACTCAGCATTATTTTCATGGGGGTGATAATGATGACTTAGTTCTCATCAGCAACGAAGAATACGCCGTATCCACTGTTGTCTCACCCCTTAAAATGTTAACAAGCAAAGAAAAGCGCACCAAACGTCGTGCCGAAGCGACTCAGTCGCTCGAGAAATCCTATTCTCGCGGCATGGACGTTCTTCCGTTCATTCCTAAAACCGACCATCAAGAAGACCTTTGGACTTCTTTAAATAAGAACACCGTTACTATTGCCATTGGACCCTCTGGAGTTGGAAAAACTCTTGTGGCCCTTTGGTGGGGTTTAACTGAGATATCCAGAGGGAACATTGACAAAGTTATCTATGTCAGAAGTGACGTAGGTTGCGCTCACCAAAGAGGCAGAGGCGCCCTTCCGGGAACCATGGAAGAAAAGATGGCGCCGCTAGTTGGTCCAGTCTTTGACAATTTATCTATCATGACAAGGTCTCAGGGGGCTTCTGAGTACTTGGTCTCAAAGAAAATTGTTGACCCAATGATGCTTGAAGATATGCGGGGAAGGTCATTTTCTAACTGCTTAATTATCTTCGACGAAGCTCAAAACTCAATGCCCGAAAATGTCAAAACTGTAATTAGCCGCGTTGGAGAAGACTCTAAAGTGGTTGTTACTGGAGACACACGCCAAATTGATCTGGATGTGTTCTCAAGAAATAGTGGTCTTCTTGACTCCTACCACCGACTTTCCAACATTCGGGGGGTTGGCCGTGTTCAATTCGACCGTGAAGACATAGTTCGTAACGGCATCATTGCTGACATTTTAGAGGCTTACGAGGAATAATGCGCAAAGACACCCGGTTTGCACGACCTGAACAGTCAGAATTGACTGCCAAATTGCCCGCCGGGTGTCTTTCCGACGCCCAAACGTTGGGTATCTGGAATCTTATGATGCGATGTGATGACCCTTCTGATGTTGCACACACGTACCGTTCCTATCGTGATAGCAATCACTGCACAGTTCCTAGAGAAAAGCTGCGAGCAATGCGCGACACGATGATCACTTCTATGCGAGAATCCAATAAAAACGACAAAAACCCGCGAAAAGAAAAACAAGCCGGTGTTCACTATGATAAACATAATGATGGCAATGTAAGAATGAGGAAAGGAGCATGAACGTCTCAGAAGAATTAGCTAAGCATAGAGTAGTTTGTGGTCCACTTACAGTAAATGCAAATGGCGTATGCCGCCGTCGCCTTCGCGGGATATACGATAAGATTCTTGGGGATCTTTCTCGGCTAACAACACAAGAATTCTCTCCCCCTAAAGCTCCTAAAGGGCATGAGATTCAAAATGGTAAAGTTGTACCTAAAAATGTAGAACGATCACCAGAAGAAAAAGGCCAAAAAATGCTTGACGAAGGAATCGTTAAGAATGAAATCAAGGCCAAATTAAAAGAGCATGCTAAGAAGTTGGAGCCTAAAGAAAAGGAACCGTCTTCAAAAGAACGACAAAAAGAAATGCTAAACGCAGCAAAAATGAAAGCCGAGGTGAAAGTGAAAGCAAAAGAGCATGAAACTAAACTGATGGGAAATTCAAAGTTGCTTCAGGATATGACGGGTAAAATAACAAAAAGGTAACACAAACCATGACCAACAAAATCGGCGGCGACTTTAATGTAGACGCAGTAGAAGCTTTTAGAGCAGCATATGCCGCACAGCTTCTAACTCCTGAAGATCTGGATCTTGACGAAAGAACTGGGCTTCCAACAGGGGAAATCTCAAACACTTCACCTTGGCTAGCTCATACGGGGCTTTGGAAAGCCAACGATGGCCAGTCACGAAATTTTGTTCCTAATCAGCCATTCAATCCCGAAGATCACTATACAACAGATAGCTTTGACGAGGAAGATGAAGAAACCGAAGAAGAAGAATTAGATGCTTTAAGTGACGAAGAAATTGACGTCTTAATTGCAGAAATCCTAAGCAGTGATTCAGACGAAGATGAAGATGGCGAAGGGTAAAAATTTCAATATTGGCAAGCTTTTCTGATGTCATACGGAAGCTATCTCGATTTTTCGTCTGTTTCTCTTCCCGGAGTCGGTGGGGGAATTAATGCAAGTAACGCCATTTCGACCAACGATTTGGCAAAGATGAATAAAGAAGGTAAGAAATGGGCGCCCGATATTTCGGGAGGAATGTCGCGTCATAATGAGGCCGTACTAGATATGCATAAGAAAGCCCGCGAAAAGAAAGAGGGCATGGTGAATCGTGAGTATCATGAGCAAACGGACGGTGCTTCGGCAATGAAGGAAATTTTTGCCAGAAAGAAAGCTCGTATGAGTTCCTTTAGGGAAATAAAAAAGAATGAGTATGGATTTTCTGAGGGCGATTCTCAAGATTCAGAAATGCTTTCTATGCCCTTACCTAGCATGGGGATGTCGGAAAAATGCAAATGTGGCGGTACCTGCACGCTATGCCAAGATAAAAAGCGTAAGGATGTTGAATTTCGTGAATGGTCAACTAAAAAGCGCAAACAACTTGAAGACGGAAAAGTAAGTGGAGAATTTGCTGGGCCTGAGATGTCGTTTCCAATTTCTAGCTCCGAAGATGTAGCTGCTGCATGGTCTTCAGTAGGCCGGGCGAAAGGCGACCCCCGCAAAGTAATGCATAATATCATAAAAATTGCAAAGAAATTTGGATGGGAATCCGGGTTGCCGGACTCAGTGAAACAACGACTGGCTGCTGGTGAGTCTGGGTTGCCAGGTTAGGATCATGGGTGTAGACGTAATCGTAGGCATTATAGCGTCGGTGTTCACCACAATCACCGGATTTGGGTGGATAGTTGAACGAGGTGGGAAACGCATCGACAAAATTATAAACCACATGGAGAAAGTTGAATCCATTTTAAATGAAATGAGAGCCGACCTTCCTGTAAAATACACTTTGAAAGAAGAGTATCTCCGCCTCTACGACAAGGTGGA